GCTTGCGGCTGGTGCCGCTATTGTCCGTCACCGTGACGTAACCGTTGACCGCGGCATCCGCGTTGCTCGTCCACGCACCGATACGATGGCCCGCCAGCACGCCGTCATCGTCGATCGTGACGGCGCTGTTCTGCACCAGCTTGCCGGTCGTAGCATCGAAGCGCGCCACGGCGTTGTCCGTCGCGCTCGCGGGGCCGGTCACGTAGTCCTCAACCTCGGACGCCAGCGCATAGCGCAAATCAGCGTGCGCCCGCGTCGGGATGCTTGTGCTCGCGCCCACGCCGATCGCGCGCTTGGTGAACGTGTCGGCGCCGGTTTGCTCAACGAGGCCAGCCGTGGCGCTCAGATTGTCCAGAGCCGTCAGCGTCGGCGACAAAGGCTGCGCGTCGGCAAGCTCAACCGCCGCCTGCGCCACGACTGTCGCCACGCGGTTCAGGTAGTCTCGCAAGTCCTTCGACCACCGCGCCACATCGCGGGGGTTGGTGAAGTCCGGCTCCTTAGGGGGCTTTGGCAGGGAAAGCGTCACGACACGTCCGCCGTAAAGTCAGCCCATGCGCCCTTCAGCACGAACGGCACAGGGTCAGAGATACCAAGCTCCAGCACGCCGCCCTGCGGCCGGAACGGGCCAAAGCCGCCATTCCATGTGATGCGCTTTTCATAGTCGCCGCGCTCACCGATACGCCGCTCCATGCGTGCGCCGAACGTGTGACCGCCGTTTCTTGACAGGCGCAGCCACACCTTCGGATCGGAGCCCTGACCGCTCAGCAGGCCCACACCCGGCTCGATCAACGCCTCGATACTGTTCAGCGTGAAATACTCGCCCGGCCCCAGCGTGTCCGTCACCAGATAGCGCTCCATGACAGCGCCAGCTTCCGTGTGCGTGTCGGCGTCCAGCGTGTAGAGCTTGCCGCTCGTCGCATCGCCCAGGATCGTGACGCCCCAAGCGCGCTGCGCGAACGCGATCTTCCACGTTGCCGCGCCGTAGGACTTGCGCACATGCCAGCTATCGTCGCCCGGAGGCGCGGACGCGTCCCAGACCACGCAGCCGTCAGCATGGCGCAGCGCCCAGAATTGGTGATTGCGCAGCGTGAACGAGAACGCTCGCGCCGTGCTGGGGTCGTTCCAGCGTGCGATGATGTTGGCGATGGCCGGCGTCGAGATGATCACTGGTGTGCCGCCCCGGATCGCCCGCACCGTGCCATCCTCGGCAAGGAAGCAGACGGTGTTATCGACTGCGGCGATGCAGTCGCGGCCCATCAAGCCAAGTTCAAAGAAAAGCTGCGAACGCTCGAACGGGAAGTCGGCCGCGCCCGAGTTATACCAGCCCTCAATCGTGCGCTCGCCCAAGAGCAACAGGTCGCGGTTATCGACCCACACGCCTAAGAGCTTGTCCGGCCGCGTTTCTGACGTCGCGATGTCGAGCGCGTTCCAGTCCGTGACGTCAGCAAGCGCGCTGATCTGGAACTGCGACGAGTCCTTAATAGAGCCGACGATGTACTGGTCGATGAAGTCCACGCTGGACAGGATGCCGACATCCGCGTCCGTGATTTCGCCAAACGTGGTCCCGTTCCAGTAGTATTTCTTCTCCGCGTCCCGCGCGACGATGACGGCTTCGATGCCGTTGTCGCTGATGTCCACGTACTCTGACCCCAGCACTTCGCCGCGATCGGTCGCCGTGCCGCCCTCAGTGACCGTGTAGAGCCGGTTGCCGCTGACGACGAGCAGCACGTCACCAAAGGTGTAAACGCCACGCACGGGCGACGTCGCCAGCGTTACGCGCGACGCAAAGCCTGGCCCGCCATAGAGCACCGGACGCCCTGCGGCGGCTTCCAGAAAGCAGTTCACCAGCGTCTTAGATGACGCGAACGTGCGGGCGCCGCGACCTTCGCCGCCGATGACCGCGATTTGTGTCCGCATCAGTAGTAGAGCGTCCGCAGCGTGTCGGTCTGCGCGTTCGGCTTCAGCGCAGCGATCATAGCCAAACCCGGCTCAAGCTTGCCCTCATGGCCTTGGCCCATCTTGCGCACCGAGCCGCACAGGAGCGCCGCCATGATCATCGTCATGCCGCCGACGCACACGTCCGGGATGGCGTTGTCTGGCCACCAGAAGAGGCCAAGTTCTCTGTAATGGGCGTTCCAGTGGTTAATGCGCGCTTCCAGGCGGGCAGAAAGCTCGTCCGAAAGCTCCTCATCGACGGCCTTTAGGCCCAAGTCCTCTGCGACGAGATCGCGGAGCGTTGCGGTGGTCGTGGTCATAGCAGCTCTACAGTGATCTCGTTCAGCTTGAACGAGATGTTGGCGTCTGCCGTGCCGTGCGTCGCAGTGACAACCACGTCTTGATCTGACGTTGATGTCACCGTCATGCCGTCGCGGGCTTGGTTATAGGTCGCCGTGACGATAGCAGCCGTCGAGCCACCCGAGGCAGGCGCGCCCCAGAACAAGGCGGAGCGGCTAGCCTGCGTCGCCGTGTTGCCGTTGATGATCGCCATCTCGCAATCGAACGCCACAGCACGGAAGCCTGCGTTGTTCGTGGCTGAGATAGCGGGCGACAGAAGAATGTTTGAGCCGCCATACGAGACGGCAAGCGTGAAGTTCGCAGCGCCCACCGTGTTGTTCAGGTAGAGGCCAGAGCCGCGAATGCGGAGCTTGCCATCAGTGCCGAGCACGCGGCCCTTGACGGAGATCGTCGCCAGCGCCGTCGCCGCCACTGAATTGCTAACCGTGGCTGGCGCGACATCGCGGCCGAGCACTTGCACAGTTGGCTTCCAAGCCGTCCCGTTCCAGCGCAGCTCAAAATCCAAGTCTTCAACGTAGGCGGTGAAGCCTTCCTGCGGAACGATCTCGGCCCAGCGCCCGCCGCGATACTGAGCAAAAGAGCCGACCGCGTACGTGCTCCACGGCGTACCGGTCGCACTTGCCGGGATGATGTAGATGTCTTCAGCAGTCGGGCTTCCGGGCTGCGCCGTCGTCGTTGCGCTGATAACCGAGCGATGTCCTGCCACGTCCGTCTTGCGATACTTGAACAAGCCGAACTCTTCGCCGGCGTCGGTGAAGCCAGCGATGCCATAGATGTCAGGCGGATTGACCGCGCCGTCATAGTTCGGGTCACTGGCGTCGCCAAAGTGGCCGCAGTCGATGAAAAGGCCGCGCAGAACGCCGTCACCCGGATCGGGGTTCCAGTCGTTGTCTGTTTCATCGACCCAGTACGCGCCGACGTGGTGACAGCCGGACTGGAGAACTTGCGTCGGAAACACGCCAGCATTCCCGCTGCCACTTGGCGGCATGATGAGAGTGTTGAAGCCGCGACGCTCTCCGCTCACAAAGAAAAAACAGCCCTCGAAGCTGATGTTATCCGTGAAGCGAAGCTTAACACACGCCGAAGTCGTCGCTGTTGGGACGGGGTTAAACGCCGCCCAAGACGCCGCATTCGTATCGTCGCTGACTGCGAAATAGCAGTTATTGAAGCGCGTTGTGGCGACATCGAAGCCAGCTACAAACGCATCCTCGCCAACTTGAATTGCATCGCAGCTCAGCGCGCCCGTCGTGATGAATACGCACTGCTCAAAGACGTTCCCGCCAGCCCCGATGAATATGCCGGCCGCGTTGTAGTAAGCGCCAAGCATGAAAGCTTTGCCGCCAGCTTGCGGGAACATCGCACCGGACATTTCAGCGCGCGACCAGAACGTGTGCTTAAAATTCCAAACCGTCTGGACGCGGTAGCTGCCGACGCAGAGCAAGTTCTCAATGCGAATGCGCGCCACGCGCGCGTCAAGCATACAAGTGGCGACGCCTGCGCCGAAGTACTCGATCGCCGTCCCTTGCTGAACGGTGTTGCTGAGGAAGTTGTAGGTGCTGCCAACTTCCCCGATGATCTCAATGCTTTGTGACGTGGACGGGGCTGCTGCGGTGCCGTTGCCGAGGATGATCCCGCTTGTGCCGCTGTAAAGATAGGTCCCGTGCGGAACAAAGCCGCTGCGCCCTGTACCCGTTGACAGCGCAAGTGCGAACAGGTCCAGCGCCGCCGTGTCGTCGGTGCCAATCTTGACGATGGCGGCCGAGTTGCTGACCGTGGTGGATGCATTTGCCGCAAGCGTCACGCTGGTGGTGCTGACAAAGCCCGTAACCGTCGTTTTAAGCGGCGCAGAGCCGCCAGCCGCGTACTGAACCCAGATAGCCTTACCGACATCGGCAATCGTGAACGCAGCGCCCGACGACACCAACGTCGCCGTACCATTGGTGATCGCAACGCCCTTGTAGACGCGCCCGTCGCCACGCGCACCGTACATCTTCGCGCTCAACTGATCAGCAAACAGCTCCGATAAGGTCAGAGCAGTCGTGGCGCCAGTGGCCGTGACCTCAATATCATCACCATCGTCGTCATTGCTGATCGGGCGCCCGCCAAGCGTCACGCCGTCGCCAACGTGCAGCTCCTCGGTGTCGGTGTTGTAGGCCAGCTCACCGTCCTTGAGCACGCGCGCGGTCAGCGTCGCGGTTGTGCCGCGCGCCGCTCTTAGCGGATTAGCCGTCATGAGAATGTCCCGTAATCGCCAGAGCGCCCCAGGACCGCACGCACCGAAGCGCCAGCGATCTCAAGGTGCAGTTGCCGCATCTCGCCTGTGCTCAGCATCACGTCGTAACGGATGCGATCACCGGCTTGGAAGTTGGAAAGCTCAGCCGTGAATGTGGCCGAGGAAATCGACGGTTCAGTCGTCTCGATGCCGTCCGCATCATAGTTGATGGTGTTGATTGTCGCCGGAAACGAGGCCGTCAGATCCACGATCTCGTTATCGTTCGCCTTGATCACCACCACGCCGGCGCGGGCATCGTAGCTGGACTGGCCGTAGGTCGAGTAACCGCCGCGGTTAAGCGCGTTCACCGTGACGCTCACTCGTCGCCCTCCCAGCCGTCAGTTTCGATCTTTGGCGCAGGCTTAGCCGCGCGCGTGCGCTTCGGAGCGGGCTTCGCTGGCGCGTCGTCCGTCTCGTAATGAGCGTTGTTGCGGTACTTGTCCTCGCGCCCTTCCGGCACGTCGAACCATTCCTCAGACGGAGCCCTGGAGAGCGGTTTCCCGCTCTCCAGTTCCCGAGGATCGCCGATAAAGCGAGCCTTCATGTTAGGCGCTTGCGCCCAGTTCGACGGCCATGCCCAGCGTGAACGTACCCGCCGCTGCTGTGCCAGCAGCCGTAGCTGCGGTGAGCGTCAGGTAGTGCGGCACCGGGACCAATAAGCCCGCCCCTGCAAACAGGATCGCGCTCGTCAGCGTGCCAGCTTGGCCGATCGTGGAACCGTCAAGGAAACAGTCCACGTCGTCATAGGTCGTAACCGAAACACCAGCGACGCCCAGGTCGAGCGCCAGAGCCGGTGAGCCGTTCGTGTCCAAGTCCGTCGCCTTCGCGTAGAGGATGCCAAGGTAACGGGTATTGGCCGGCATGAGCGCGATAGCGGTGACGTAGCCAGAGGCCAGCATCGCAGTCGTGATCGCCTTCGAAAAGTGAATGTTCTGGACTGCTCCATACCCAAGGCCAGACGGCAGATCGCTGTGGCTGATGAGCGTGGAGTTGTCGATTGTGGGAAAAGCCATTGCTCGTGCTCCTTATGCGTCTGCAACGGCTGCGAAGTAGCCAGTGACCGTGCCGTGATCGACAAGGTCGCCGGTGTCGCTCGCTGACGACTTGCCGAATTGCATTTTCTTGCAGCCATAGATGCCGTCCACGGCGATGCCGTACTTGTCGCCATAGTCGAACTCCTTCGTGCGCGTGCGCCAACGCTTGCCATAAGCAACGCCGACAGCTTGAGCACCGAGGAGAACGCAGCGGCCCACGTCGATCGAACTGGCGCCAACACCCGTGAGCGTGTTGAAGTCGTCGATTTCCTTGACGATGATGTTGTCCCAGAGGATGTCGCCGCCTTCGAACAAGCGGCTGTTTTCCATCTGGAGCGACACTTCGCGCTGAGCCTGCGTGATGGTCGAGTCCGTGCGCAGATCGCGGAAGCAGAGCGGATGCGCGAACGCCACATAGTAGCGCTTGCCATTGCCCTGATCGCGAACCGGGCGAACCCGAGGCGAGCCGTCCGTGCGCTTAGCCAACGCCAGCCGCTTCATCACGGTCAGTGCGTTAGCGGTCAGCTTGTCGGCGGTGTTGTCGATGTTGGCGAGTGCGGCCGAGTGGTCGAGCGACGAGCCGTTCGAGCGCAGAGCGCCGAATTGCACGCGATCGACGTTATCGACCAACCACGCGTCCTTCTGCGACTCGCTGGCGTCGGCGTAGTTGACGCCGTTGATGCCCTCGAGCGCGTCGATGACCAGGTCTTTGGTGTGCTCCTTGGCCCAATCCATCAGGATTGCGCGGCCCGCTTCACGGAGGTCGATGGCGGATTTGATCTCCTCCATCTCCGGGATGCGAACGGCGTTGCGGTATTTCTCGATGTAGAGACGGAACGAGCGGGACGAGATGTCCTCTTCGTTACCTTCCAGCATGTTCGTGCCGGTGACCGCTTCGTTGGTCAGCTTGTTGACCAGAGCGAAGGTCAGGCTGTCGCCTGTACCCTTGGTCAGGTTCTCCTTCACTTGGATAACCGACATTTCGTCAGTCCCCATGAGATCGGAGAAGCGGTTTTGTTGGAAGTACTCGGTGAAGAACTTATCGTCCCACTGCTGGGGCGTTAAGCCTGTTGCGGCTCTCGTATCAGCCATTGGTGTTTACTCCGAGCGCCGCCGCATTGCGGTCAGCGCTTTCGACGGTTCGGGGATTTCTCCGCGAGGATTGCACCCAGCGGCTTGGGGCCGGTGAAACGGCCACCAGGGTCACGCGTGGGGTCTGCCGATCGCGAAGAGGCGAAAGACTTGGGAGCTGGTCTGCGAGGGGCGTCGAAGTCTGCGTCGTCCTCTTCGATGTCGCCGTCAGGCGCATCGATCGGGCCACGCTGCGCGGCTAGGCGCTTTGCGACTTCCTTTTCGATGAGAGTGTCGATGTCGTCATTGCCCAAGCGCTCGAACGTCGTGCGCTGCCGGTACTGTTCGTAAGCTGCAAAGTACGGATCGGGCTGGCTTATCGCCCAGTTTTTAAACTGCTCGCCTTGCTGCTCGATCCAATCGTTGAGCTTCTTCCACTTTTCCGGGCCGAGGTGCTGCGACGCCGATCGCTCCGACAACTGTAGCTCAAGCCGTGTGACCTTTTCGACTAACGGCGCAGATCGCTCTTCAGCGATTTGCCGCGCGTTCTCTAAGGTCATCTGCTCAACGTAAGCTGTGTAAGCCTGCGGGTCGCGGAACATATCCGGCACAGGCGCCTTGGTCTTAGCTGACAGCGTTCGCTGATGCTCTTCCCATGCGCGCTTGTACTGATCGCGCTCACGCTCAAGCGCTTGCCGCTTGTCGCGCTCCTCGATCGTCTCGCGGATCAGGCCGCGAATACGGGTCTCGTCATCCACTTTTGACTTGCGTTCCGGCTTTTCAACCGGCGCCGCTTGCCTTGGCGGATCGACCGCAGGGGACGTGTCCGTCTGCAATCTGGGCTTATCGACAATCTCACTGAGCGGCGTGTGTACGGGCTCAGCCGGCGCTACTGCGCCGTCCTTCTCTTCCTCTGACAAATTCCTAGCTCCTCTTCACCTGTGCGCCGGTGATGCCGCGAGAGGCCCGAAGGCCACGCCCGTAACGTGGGCGGGACGAAACACCTCAGACCGTGAGGCGATGCGGTTGCGTGATAACACTCACGCGGGCGAAACTTATGCGGCGAGCAAGAGGATGAGTTCATCCTCATCATCAAGCTCTGCCTCGTATGCGATGCGAGCCGCTTCCTGTGCGGCTTGGTACGCTGCCGCCGCCGCAATGGCGTTCAGCAGCACTTGCCGCAGCATGTCGGCCGACTGATCGGACATCGCCGCCCAATCGACCTTTGCCGCAGGCGGCATCCGTAGCGCTGGTGTAAACGGCTCAATGATCGCCTCGATGCGATCCTCGTCCGCTTCGGCTAGCTCCTCACGCCGCGCTTCGGCGTAAAGCTCCTCCAGCTCACGGCGCTTGTTATCGCGGTTCTTGCGAACCGTGCGCCAATACCGCGCGCCGTGGCCCTCAAACTCCTGCGCCGCCGGCTGCTCCAGCGTCCCGGCAAAGCTTGCCGCCCCCGCAAAGCTACCGGACAGCACGCCAATGATGACGCCGCCCGCTTCCGGCTGGAAATAGAGCCCGAAGTAATCATCAGGCCAAAAGCCAGAGCCGAAGTGCGAGGCGCTCATTGCAGATCGTACGTTATCGCTGTGCGGTTCCCGTTCGAGTCCACCGTGGCGATGATGCGGTCTGCATCATCCGCCACAGCGTTCCTAAACGTGATCGTCGTCGTGCCGCCGCCCGACACCTCACCGCCGACCGCCGCCGTAATCAAGCGCAACGCCTGGCGAAGTGTAAGGCCCGTTTCAATGTCTTCCTCATCCAGCAAATAGCCAGAGAAGCCCGCCGCCTCCAGCGTGATGGCTGGCGCAAACGAGCCTGACAGCGAGCCGGTAGCGTAGCGCGTCGCCGTGAAGCTCGCAGAGCCAGCAAACGCACCGGCCATGAAGCCCTTAGCGATCACCGCGCCGCTGAAGCTCGCTGCACCGGCAAACGAACCGGACGCGGCCAAAGCAGCGACGATATTGCCCTCAAACGCCGCTACACCAGCAAACGAGCCCGAGCCACTAACGACCAACTGCCCGGTCGCGGTGAACGCAGCCACCCCACCGAACTCGCCCGCAATGTTGCGGCCTGCGGCGACGTTGCCTGTAAACGCCGCTACACCGTTTGAGGCGTTGTGCGACGAAATCCGCGCCGACTGGATCGGCATGACGTATGCCGTCCCGCCGTAGCCGTCCGGTATGGCCGCGATCTCGTTTGCAGCCGATGCGCCCCCTTGCAGAGCGAAATTACGCCGCGCGCCCGTTCCGCCCCAGTTGCCCGGAAGCTGCGGCGAGAACTGCCCGATACCCGAGGCTACAGACGTGGAGTTGCCGCCGAAGAAGCGACCCGGCGACTTAGAAGCGAGCGAGTAGTTGCCGAGCAGCGCCATGCATCACGACCAGCCGAAATCGAGGTGGCCATAAAACGCGCTGTTGTTCGGGATGGCTGCGCCCGCGTAGCAGAGCCAGCCCAGGCACGCGCCGTCAAACACGCGCGGCATGGACGGAAGCTGGTTCACTAAATCACGCTCCGCCGCCACGCCCAGTGTCGTCATTGGTAGCGTCAGCAGCGGCTTGGCGAAGACCATGTTGTAAACGCCTGTCGTGACGCCAGCCGAGCCGAGGATAATGTTGGTCACTTCGCGCACGCCGGAGTCGCCGCCAGCGAGCGGCATGAACGGGCCGAACTTGCCTGAGCCGGTGCCTGAATAGGGAATGGTCAGCAGCGGGCTCGTGGCTGTGTTCGTTGGCAGCGCAGGCGAGGATGGCGTGGTGCGCGAGCCGGTGCCCGCTTGGTTGGTGTAGGTAAGCTGAAACGTGCCGGTACCAGCCGTGCCCGCTGTGGACGCGACCAACAGCGGCATGACGCCCGCGCCGTCCGTGTAGCGAGGGTGGCGCACGAACATCGTGTTGGTGCCTGAGCCCGCATCGGTGAACGCGATAGCCGTGCTTGCAATGGCGTTTTGCAGCGTTGTGGCGAGGCGAGAGGTGGTCGCGCTGACGCGGATCGTCCAGTAGGTCGTTGCTGCAACGAGGCCGGTTGGAAGCGCGCCGGTCGTGGTGAAGCGAACCGGCGTGAATGTGTCGTAGTCTGCCGCCGTGGTCATCAACAGGCCCGACGAAGACGAGAATGTCACCGCCTCGGTGTTGACGAAGGTCTTGGTGCCAGCCGTCGAGATCGTAGCGTTGGTGAGCGTTGCGTAAGAAAGGAAATCACAGAGCATGAACACGGCAGGCATAGTCGTGGCCGCAGCGCTATAGGCGCTCGCATTCAGGAGCACCTTGTAGCCATCGTAAGCTGCGTTGACCGCGCCGCCATGCTGGATCGCGCCAGCCGTAGAGGTGAAGTCATAGAGCGGCTTCTGAACCAGCGTCACGCCAGAGCCTAGCTGTGTGTTTGCGCCGGGATTGCCCGCGCCGCCGAGCAGGCATTGCCACGAGCCCGCAATCACGGTGCCCGCCGTGGCGTGGTTCTTGTTCCAGTCTGAGCGGAAGAACTTGCCCGAGTTGGAGACGTTAGAGATCAGGTTATCAAGTGAGCTAAAGCCAGCCATCAGTTCCACACCGTTTCTATCGTGCCCATGATCTGGCCAGCTGCGAGCGTGCCCGATGGCAAGCAAATCAGGTTCAAGTAGGCGTCATCGTAAATGCGCGGCAGCGTCGCTGGATTGTCGGTGGCGAAGTCCTTTTCCGCAGGCGCGGTGATGTCGTAGACGCCGATGGTCGCTAGCGGCTTCACCAGCACGAGCGCGATGAGGCCAACGTCCGCGCCGAGCATGGTCAAGCTCTGGATTGAACGGACGCCCGTGTCGCCTTGTTGCAGCGGCAAGAAGGGGCCAGCGCAGCGAAGCGTGGCGGCAGCCGTTGAAATGATCGTGCCGGTTGAGACTTGTGTGTTGCACGTCACTGTCGGCGTCACGCGGTTAGTGATGCCATCTGAATTGGTGTAGGTTGCGAAGAACGATTGGCCGCCGATCTGGGCTGCGACCTCAACCGCCATGATCTGCACGCCTTCGCCATCGGTGTAGCGCGAGAGCGTTTCAGATTGCGTCATGTCCTGCTGATCGGTCGTGCCCATGTCCACGAACGAGTAGTAGAGCAGGTAGTCACAGAGGATCATCGGCAGCGGGACTGCCGTGGTCGGCGTCGAGACCAGCGCCGTGAAGCGACGCAAGTGCTTAGTGTATGAACCACCGGGCGCTGCGCCATGAAAGATGCCGCCGTCGCTCGATTGCGTCAGCCGCTTCGATGCGAGCGGCGCAGCGGCGTAGTAGTTCGGGATCGGATTGCCTGGGCTCATGCTCAGATCAAACCAGATATTGGTCGCGGTCGT